AGGAGGCTTCTACGCTGGCATTAAGAACGCCAAGTCCGAGAAGGTCCAAAAGGCTAAGACTCTGCTTGAAGAAATCAGCGGTAAGTAATGGCTGAACAGGCACAACAGGCTGGAAGTTACCTTGTTGATGGTGACCAAGGCTTTATAGGGTTCAACTCCAAGGACAATCCACAGTCTTTGAAGGAAGGGACTCTCTCGTTGTGCCAGAACTTCAGACTCAACAGGGGTATTGCCGAGTCCAGAAAAGGGCTTCAGAAACTCACCCCTGCTGGTGTTGACAATGTTCCATTAAGGTATGTAACCACATTTAAGACTACTGCGGGGGTTGACCTTGTTGTTTTAATTGCACAAACTGGTCTTTATTATTTCAACACAGTTACTTCAACCAGAACTGGTCCTGTTGCGTTTCCTGCTGGTCAAGCAATTCTATCTACCGACGAAGTTGGTGCATATCAAGCAGGAGGTAGTTTGTATATATTAAGAGGTCTTTCAGAGATTCCTTTAAAATGGGTTGATGGTGGGGGAAGTATTATAACTGTTCCTCAATCTCCCTCAACTCATATGCCCAATGGCATACAGGGTATATACATTGGCAATAGGGGTGTAATTCAGAGTTCCTCTGACGAAATCAGCGTATCTCACTATTTAGAACAGACGGTATTTTCAAAAATGGACGTGTTTAAGATTAACGATGGGTCTAATGACTCTATTGTTGCTATAGCACCTTGGGTATTGAATGAGTTTGTGGTATTTATGCGTAATCGTATGTATTACGCTTCCGTTGGGGCTGGTGCTTATGCTGCAGGAGATGCCCCAGTAGCCGCAGACTCATATGTCAAGGTTCTTGCTACGGATATTGGTTGCGTGGCAAGAGGGTCAATAGCCCAAGCCGCGGGCGGTATGATGTTCCTTGCTGATGGAGGGGTATATATGCTCACCCCACAGGCTGCAACGACTCCTGAGGGTATGAGGGCGGGTGTATTGGGTGAGCCATTGAGTGCACCAATCGACGATATCATCCAGAGAATAAACCAGAACGCCGTATCAAAGGCAGTCGGTATTTACTTCAACAACAGATACTACCTGTCAATACCGGTAGATGGTAGTGCGTATAATAACGTAGTAGTCATATTTAACTTCATTAATAAACAATGGGAGTCCATTGACACATTCCAGTCTGGTATGGATGTGTCGTTTATGGTTACTGGCATTTACGGCGGTAAAAGAAGGCTCTTCTTTGTGGATAAGGAATTTGGAATCTTCCTTGCCGAAGAATTACTTGATGGTGACCACTACGACAACAGCACCTTAAATAATGTGCTTCCCCTTGAGTTGCCATTCTTGCTATATAACCCATTAGATGCTAATGCTTTTACCAGATTCAACATTGACAGTAAACTGATTACCCGTTCCTACAGTTTTGGGTTCTCTGAGGATAAGCGTTATTCGCAGGTTGAGATTGACCTAAAGGCTGACGCTGGTTCGCAGATAAAGACTACAGTCTTAACCGAGAATCCATACTTTGAAACACTCATTGACACATTCGGAGTGCCATCGTCAACTTTCAGCGTAAGAGACTTGCCTATTCGCAAAGTTTGCTCATCCTGTCTAATCAAGATTGAATCTTACAACAAACCTTCGTCTGTTAGGTCTTTGTTTGTCACAGGAATAAGAACAGGCACTAACATACGCTCTACTAAATAAAATGCCAGTCCAACTATCAGCAGGAGAAGTCTTCATAAACGGTCAACAAGTTGACCAAACAAGACTTAATAACCACGTAAATGGTGCTATTGTATTAAAGGGAGCAATTACGGAACAGGCTCAAATTGAGTCACCTACACTTGCTTCAGACGATAAGTTTCTTGTTGTTGATACATCTGCTGATACCTTGAGAAAGGTTAATGCATCAAGTCTCGTTCAAAGTAACTTGCCGGTGATTTCATCGTTAATTACTTCAAGCAATTATTTAGCAAAGCCAAATGAGGATGTTTCAATTGTTGCTAATGATGGAGTTGTTGTAACTGGTAAGACATTTACATCTGTTGACGGAATTAACGTAACAATAACCTCAACGGCACACGGACTTGTTGCAAATCAAGTAATTACGGTAACCGCATCCGTTCCTGCGTATAGCGGAAAGTATAAGATTACATCGGTAACAGTAGACACGATTGTGTATGCACTTAGTGCTGCAGTTACTATTAGTTCTGGAACTTGCAATTACCAAAAAGTTGGAACTGTATTTACTGATGACCTATTTGTCGTTGGTGATGCGTATGTTACTGGTAATGTAACTCAAACTGGTAATGTAACTCAAACTGGAACTGTAACTCAAACTGGAACGGTTAATATAACTGGTGCTTTACAGGTCAACGGAACTGTTGGTTATGTGCTGACTGGTATTGTTGAAGAAACAATGACTCCGTATATTGCTACTATTCCAGGATTTTCTGCTGCTGTTTGGACCTCAACAGCATTTGTTAAACCTTCTGAAGAAATCTGGGTGTTTGAAACTGTTTCTGCTCATAGTGGTGTTGCTGGATGGAGTTATGATTTTGCTTTTAGATATGGAAGTCAAACAGCACAAAGTGGACAGTATATTTCACATAATTCCTATTTTGACATAGGCAACTCGGGCATAAGAACCTTTGGTGTAAATACGAATAGATGGGTTGTTCCTGCTGGAACTGCTATTGCGTCTGATACAGTTAAGGCAGATATATATGCTGGAAGTGGAAGTGGGATGACATTGTTTCAAACTCCAATGAATGGAACGAACATTACTGGCGGTTTGGGAGGCACTCTCGCCTCTTCCAAATTCCGCATCTACAAATACAAAACCGCTTAATTTATGGAATTAACATACGGAATGGGAATTGAGGCTATGAGAAGGAAAAAAGCCGCACCTAATTATGGTGAGTTTATGACTGCTGATGCACAGCAGTATTACAATGAAAACATGGGGGCAATCGCAGCCCAAAGGAAGATTATTCCTTCGGCTATGCAAGCAGAGGAAGCAATGCTTCCGCAACTGCAAGGATATCAGCAGAGAAGTATGGAGTCCCAGTCCCAGAACCTTTTGGGGCAGTATGGACAACTACAGCCGTATGCAAACCAAGCCCAACAGCAGTATCAAAATCAGTTGATTGGTATGTATGGTCAAGGCGGTCAAATGGCTACTAATTATGCCGTTCAAAGTCTAGGTCCACAGGGTGCTCAGAATTACAATATGTTCCAGCAACAGGCTGGCGAAGGACTTGCAATGGGTTCTGGACTTGGTTATCAAGACCAGATGTATGCCGAGCAATCCGCAAGAGCAGCAATGTCAGCCAGAGGATTGACAGGCAATCAGGCAGTTGGTCAAGAAGTGCTTAACTCATATCAACTTGGAAATCAAAGACTCCAACAGCGTCAAGCAATGGGTGCACAAGCATATCAAATGGCTGGTCAACAGCAATCGTTTGGTCAACAAACATACAATGCTCCAGCAATGCAAACCTCACAGGGCTTGTATGGCGTTGGAGAACTTTACGGTGCTACTCAAAATTCATTCCAATCATTTGGACCTCAGTTCTTGCAACCAGAGTCTCAATACCTTGCCAATATCAGAGGTAACAGAATCTCTCAAGAGAACGCAGATAAGGCTGCAAAAGCACAAAGGGATTCTGGATTTATGTCAATGCTTGGTGCTGTTGCTGGAGCAGCGATTGGTTGTTGGGTTGCCAGAGAAGTATATGGAACTAAAAACGATGATTGGCTCATCTTTAGAAAATGGCTTCTTACTGAAGCCCCTATTTGGTTTAAAGACCTTTACCTTGAAAACGGAGAGCGTTTTGCCAACTTTATCTCAGACAAACCCTATCTAAAGAAACTTGTGAAGTTTGCTATGGATAGAGTTGTCGAACCAAGAAGAAAATACCTACAACTTTATGCCTAATCAACCTCAACAAAGACAAAATATGTTTACCAGATATTCTGGTGAGCAAGTCCAACAAATTCCAGCAGGTTATGTCGAGGCTATGGGGTCTATGGGTAAGGCTTATGCCTCCATTGGTGCTTCCATTGCTGGCGGTATCGGAAAGGTAAAGGATGACGAAATTGCAGGAAATAAGGCTACAATTGAAAGCCGAAAGGCAGATGCTGCAGATAAGGCAAACAAACTAAAGGAACAGGGTCTTGATGCTGAAAACGCATATAAGGCTTACAGCCTTGCGGCTGATTCCGAAGATAAAACATACACTAGAGTAAAAGATGCTACTTCTGCACTTGGTGGTTCTATTGGAATGTTGAAGGAAGAAATTGGCAACAAAGATACGACTGAAGAAAGAAGAAGAGAAGCAGCACTTGAGTTAAAGCAAGCCAAAGTTGATTTTGCTGAATCTACAAAAAGAATGGTTAATTTGGCTAAACAAACTCCACTTACCTTTGATTCGTTCCAAGAAAGTCAAACAAAGATTCGAGAACAAAGACTAAGAGAAGCAATGCCAGGGGCTGCACTTCCAGCAAGACCTGCAACTCCTGCAACAGTTCCTACTAGTTACTATCAATCTCCCGCATTCCAATCGCCATTCTCAACTGGAATGGAAGACAATGCTACAAAAACAGTAGCATTTGGAGGTTCACCAAAAAAAGCCGAAGTGGTGGGGGGAAGGGTTTCTTCGGTAGTTTCTCCTGATGGGACAAAGCATAGAGTAGGCGGTTGGGTATCAGAAGCAGACCTTCCAGCAATTAACCAAGTGGTTACTGCTATGGAGGCATCTAGTGCTGGCAACGCCTATGGGACTCCATCTGGTGCTGAAACGCCCGGACCTACGCCTGCTCCAGTTGAAGAAAAGGTTGCGTTAAACGGACCACTTAACAGTAAGTATTTCCATACAGAACCTCTTACGCCTATTAACGGGTCAAGTAACAGGGACAATAGACACGGAACGATATTCTTTGAAGAAACCGTAAGTCCAAGCACAGGTCAAAAGACCAGAACTCCTACTGTTAAATATAACTCCAATCAACTTGTCAATGCGGATGGAAGTCAAAACGCAGACGCACATATTGAGTTGAGAAGACTTACTTTAATTAATGAAGTCTTAAAGAGTGGTGAATACAAGAACACATCACCAGACCAAGCGGAAAGAGATGCTGCAGATGATGCCTTTGGAACAGTAGATAACGCACTTGATATGCCAGCAATCAGACAGGCTTATGCGTTTGTTGATAGAAATCTTCAGAATAAGTCAAATGGCGGAATTGAAGCCGATATGTGGGGTTCTAGATTTGAATTAACATATGGTCAGCGTCCGTCTATGTTCATCGCTCAAGGTGATGCAATGATTGAAGAATACATTACTCCGTCTGCCGAAGTTGCACTTAGAGCAACCGCGAATGGAAGAATGGCTAGAGCACTAGAAAATACGTCAAGTGCACCAGAAAGACCTGTAGGACTTGATGAATCAATTGCGGCAAATGATACAGCACTTAAATTCTGGAAAGGTGAAATTGCTAGACTTGACAAACTTCTTGGTGACCCAAACACCGTTAATCACAAACCCACACTTGATGCATTAAAAAATAAGCGAGCAGGTGCTGTAACTCAACTTGAGGCTGAAAACAAAATTACGCAATCAATTCAAACTCAAGTTTCTAATTTAGATGTTCGAAACAGACAATTTATAGCAAACCAGAAACTTGCGGCTGACGAATTGGCGTTGGATGAGTCGGTAGCAAGACTTGACAAGATGGGAAGAGAAAAGACCGATGACATTGAGAAACTTGTCACAAGATGGGTTGGTATTCGTCCGCAGGACTTAAAGAGAACTAATGGATTTGTTGCTCAAGGACTTAGAGATTTGCCCAAGATTTCACAACAGATTCCTATTATGATTAATGGGAAGCCGACTGGCAAGTATTACTCCGACAGACTTGACAGCGGTGAATTACTTGAAGCACTAAGAAAGAATGGGGATTATAAAACGATTGCAAGACTTACAAGAAATATGCCTACGGAAGAGCAACTGCATAATAACCAAGGAACTGGTATTTACGATAAGCAGAAGAAATGGGATGAATCACTTTATCCTATGAATAGACTGTATGAGTTAAATCAAGAACTTATTAAAGAACAAAAAGACAAGGGTGGCAGTTGGGCATCCGTAGCATTAATGAAAGTAAGAATGCCTAATGGGGATTTAGCAACTGCTGGAACATTGCAAAAGGTCTTAGTTGGTGCTATTCGTGAATCTGTTGTTGGAC